ATGAAGCAGGACAAACAGAAGCTCGGCAAGCACATTGATTTCTATCGCGGTCAATACCGCGTCCGAATTGTCATCCCGCTAAACCTGCGACCCTTCATCCTGAAAGCTGACGGAACGTCACGAACGGCACTTGAGGAGTTTCTAGGCGCCGATCCGCGCACGGCGTTGAAGAAATCTCATGCCATCCTTGCCGATTTCCACGATCAGCTTGATCGTGCTCGCTCGCAGCTTGAAGCCGCGAACGGAAATCGACCCGCCGACTTGTTCGCCTTGCACCGCCCCACCGTAGCCAGCGCCGCGAAGCAGGCATTTCAATCGGAACTGGATTTTGACCTACTGGAACGCGCCGTTGGCCCGCGCCAGATCGATCCCGGAATTGAACGTGTTTATCTCGACAAGCTCCGGCTCGTTGCCGCTGGTTTGATCAAGGGCAGAGAGGCCGAAGCGCTGATCGGCTATGCAGCCGACCAACTAGAAGCCGCGTCGCAGACACCCACCGGCAAGCGTGACGATCTTCTCAAAGTTCTCGCCGGCGTCCGGCTCGACACGCTTGCTATATCGCAGAGCCGAGACAAGGGCGAAGCGTATCCACCGGACGTTCGAACGCCGGAACTGCTACAGGCAGACGAACCGGACCCCATATCACTTAGGAGGCTGATTGCAGCTTATAGCGCGGCTCGGGCGAAGGTCGGCAAAGGCAGCGAAGCCATGAAGCGTTGGACGCCTGTTTATGACGACCTCATAGCCTTCCTGAAACATGACGACGTGCTCAAGATCACAGACCAGAACTTGAGGGACTGGCGCGATGAAAAGCTGAACACCTTATCAGCCGCGACCGTCGCTAAGGTCTATCTCCCGGCCGTTCGCGCCGTGCTGAATTGGGCCGTCACCGAAGGCAAGATTAAAGAGAACGTCGCCGACAGGGTTAAGCAGGAAGCCCCGAGAAAGCAGCGCAGCCGTGACCCAGGCTTCACCACGCCGGAAGCTATTGCACTTCTGAAAAAGACGCTCGCTTATGTGCCGAAGGATACCGGCGTCAAATCCACTAGCGAAAGCACCGGCCTTTCGGCGGCAAAGAAATGGGCTCCGCTTTTATGTGCCTTCTCAGGCGCTCGCATCGCCGAAATCACTCAGCTACGGAAGCAGGACTTCCGGCAGGAAGGCAACACGACCGTTATGCGCATCACGCCGGACGCTGGCAGCATCAAGGCCGGCGATTACCGCGACGTGCCGCTACATGCGCAGATCATTGAACTTGGCTTCCTCGACTTCCTCGGCGCGGCACCGGACGGACCGTTGTTCCACACAACCACAGACCCGAAGAAACTAAAGACAGCGGCCCGCACTGTCGCCGGCCGCGTGAGCCAATGGTTACAGGAAATCGAAGTCATCCCTGAAGGATTGCAACCAAACCACGCTTGGCGGCATCGCCTCAAGACGATCGCCAGCGAAGAGGGAATCTCAGAGCGCGTAATCGACGCCATCCAAGGCCATGCCGGCAAGACCGCCGGCGACAACTACGGCGACGTGACATTGAAAGCCAGGAAGGCCGCGATTGATAAGCTTCCGGCATACGACTTTAAGCATAAATCTTCGTGATATTTTTCCTTAATTCATCATTTTTTGTGATTTAAGGGATTCACACGCGATTCGACCCATGTCACAATATTGCCAAGTCAATAAAAACAGGCTTTGTAATAATGGTTTCGCCCCTCAGGGGTCTGGCGAAGAAACTCGGATTCGGTTCTCAAGAACAGAAGTCGATCACTCTCACAGACCCGCTTGCACTTGAACTGTTCGGCGTCGTGCCGACTATCTCAGGCGCAAATGTTACTTCTCTCTCGGCGCTACGCGTGCCGGCCGTGCTTCAAGCCGTGCGCCTGATTGCAGAGAATTGCGGCTCAACGCCTGTTAAGGTCTATCGTGATCTCGAAAGCGGCAAGGAAGCCGCCAAGGATCATGCCGCCTATCGCATCGTCCACCGTGCTGCCAATGAATGGACCTCCGCCACCGAGTTCCGCACATTGCTCACGGTGGACGCCCTTATGCACGGTGGCGGCTTTGCCCGCGTCGTGCGCTACGGTGACGGCCGGCCGTTCGAACTTCACCGCCTGGAGCCGGGCAAGACGACCGTGCTCACAAATACGGTCACAGGCGAGCCGGTCTATCGCGTGAGCGAAGATCGCGGCCAAGTCGATTACAGCTTCTCCGATATCCTCCACATTCCAGCCTTCGGCGGCACGTCGCCTATCTCGTTCGGAAAGGAAGCAATCGGCATCGCCATGATTCTTGAACAGCACATGGCGCGCCTCTTCGGCTCCGGTGCCATGCCCAAGGCGATGATTTGGAACGAGAAGGCCATTCCCGGCAATGAGAACGGCGAAAAGGCAATCTCGAATATCCGCAAGGGCTTCCGTGCCGCGTTCGGTTCCGGCTCCAATACCGACCCGCTCATTCTCGAAAACGGCTGGCGTTACGAGCAGATCGCGCTGTCTTCCACCGATGCGCAGTTTCTTGAGCATCGCCTTGAACAGATCAACGAAATCGCCCGCCTCTTCGGCGTCCCGCCGCACATGCTCTATCAGCTTGACCGCGCGACGTGGGCCAACGCCGAAGAGATGTCCCGGTCATTCCTGCAACTCTGTCTCAGACCTTGGCTGGACCGCTGGCAGGACGCCTACAACCGCGCCCTCTTCACCGAAGATGAGCGTGAAAGCCATTACTGCGAATTCGTGATCGATGACCTACAGCGCGCCGATAGCGCCGGCCGTGCGGAAATCTTCTCCAAGCTCATTTCATCCCGCGTGCTCACGCCCAACGAAGCGCGCGGCACCATGAACCTCGCACCGCTTCCCAGTGGCGACGAGCTTGCCAATCCCTTCACCACGACCACGCCGGCCGCGCCCGCCGCGCCGCCCGCCAAGGAATAGCCGATGCACACCGCCTTTTTTGGTGATGGCGAAAAGACATTCGCTCTCACGCCCGCCCTGATTCCAGAACTGGAGCGCACGACCGGCAACGGTATCGGCGCGCTCTTCAATCGCATCACCGCCCGCGAGTTCCGTTTTCATGACGTGCTCGAAACCGTGCGGCTCGGGCTGATCGGTGGCGGCACCACGCCGAAGGAAGCCGCCGACCTGATCGCGACCTATGGCGTGAACCGCCCGATCTCCGAAACACTCGCCATCGCCATCACCCTGCTTTCCGTCGTGATGTTCGGCCCGGAAGATCAGCCAGGGGAAGCCGCATGACCGATCGGCTCGAAATCAAGGCGTCGTTCTCAGTCGATGACGCTGGCGAGATCACCGGCACCGCTTGGCCGTTCGGTTCGCCCGATCGCGTCGGCGACGTAATCGAGAAAGGCGCTTTCACCGCGCCTGCAACGCTTCCGATGCTCTTCGCGCACGATCAGGCGCAAGTCATCGGCGTCTGGAATGAAATTCGCGAAACCAATGACGGCCTTGTCGTGAAGGGCCGGCTCTTGGTCGATGAGGTCCAACGCGCCGCCGAAGTGCGCGCCATGATCAAGGAACGCGCCGTGACCGGCCTTTCGATCGGCTTCGTCACCAAGGCTGCAAAGCCCCGCCAGCGCGGCCGGACAATCACCGCGCTTGATCTCCATGAAATCTCAGTCGTCGCCGTTCCGTGTCACCCGGCGGCTCAAATCACATCGATCAAGGCCGCCGGTGACGCGGCAGAAAATAAGGAAAATCTAATGCAAGCAGAACTTGAAAAGAACACCGAAGGAACATCTGTTCCGGTGTATGACCAAATGGCTTTCGATGAAATGAAGGCCCGGATGGACAAGATCGAAGCGAAGATGAATCGCCCGATCGCCGCCAACAACAATCAGCCGATCGCCGGCAATGACAACGACCTCGAAAAGAAGGCCTTCGTGGGCTTCATTCGTCGCGGCGTCGAACGTCTCAATGCGGATGAAGTCAAGGCGCTCACCGTGTCGGTTGACGCCAATGGCGGCTATCTCGCACCGGAAGCCTTTGGCAACGAAATCCTCAAGAAGATCGTGGAAATGTCGCCGATCCGCCAGTATTCCAAGGTCACGTCGATCACGGCACCGGAAGTCAAGTATCCGCGCAAGCTGACCGGCACGGCCGCAACGTGGGTTTCGGAAATCGGCACTCGTTCCGAATCCGGCATGACCTTCGAACAGGCGACCTTTACGCCCTATGAGCTTTCCTGCTTCGTCCCGGTTTCTCGCCAGCTTCTCGAAGATAACGCCTATGGCCTCGAAGCCGAACTTTCCGCCGACTTCGGGGAAAGCTTCGCCAAGACCGAAGGCGCGGCGTTCGTCAACGGCGACGGCACCGGCAAGCCGCGAGGCCTGCTTGCTGCAACCGGCATCGCCGAAATCAAGACCGGCAACGCCGCAACACTCGGCACCGACCCGGCCGCGACCATCATCGCCATGTTCCACAAGCTGCCGTCCGTCGTGGCACAGAACGGCGTCTGGATCATGAACCGCACCACGCTTGGCGCGCTCCGCACGCTCAAGGATGGCACCGGCCGTTTCATCATGCTCGACCCGATCACCCAGGGCGCGCCGGCAACCCTTCTCGGCCGGCCGATTGTCGAGGCGATCGACATGCCCGACATTGCGGCGAACGCGTTCCCGATCATGTTCGGCGATCTCAGCGGCTATCGCATTGTGGATCGCATCGGCCTTTCGATCCTTCGCGACCCCTTCACCCTTTCCGACACTGGACAGGTGAAGTTCACGGCATACCGTCGCGTTGGTGCGGACGTGTCGCATCCCGACCGCTTTATCAAGCTCAAGGTCGCGGTATAACCATGACTTCCCGGCTCGCAATCGACGACATCGTGATCTCGCATGGTGGAAACACCGTGCGGCTCCGGCCGTCATTGCGGGCCGGCCTTCTCATTGCCCAGAAATACAGTCTTGAAGACCTGCAAACCGCCCTTGGCGAATGCAACTTCACGGTCATTTCGCATTTGATTGCGCTCGGCTCCAATGATCTTGAACGGACCACTGATCTCATCGCCGGCTTCCTCGCAAAAGGCTATTGGCAGCTTCAAACCATCCGCCCGCAGCTAGCGGCCTTTGTCGCCGGCTCGCTTGGCCTTACGCGCGAAGCGCCGGCCAATGACAATTCTACCGACACGACCGGCGAAACAGACTTCGCCGCATCCCTGATCAAACTCTATGAAGTCGGCACCGGCTGGCTCGGCTGGACACCCGCCGATACATGGGCCGCAACACCGGCCGAAATCATTGCCGCACAGCGCGGCCTTTTTGCCAAGCTCAAGGCCATCTATGGGAGCGCTGACGATCAGCCGGCAGACGACCCGCACGACGTGCCCGACGAAGCCCAGGTCAAAGCCAATATGGCCGCGCTCAAGGCGAAGCTGGGGAGCAAGCTCTAATGAAGCTCCGGTATCTCTGCACATGTGGATGCGGCAAGATTCTTGACCATGGCGAGAAATGCGAATTCCGCCAGAAGCAGGACCGCGCCCGAAAGAACCGCTTCGATCGCAAGCGGCCATCAGCACGTGAGCGCGGCTATAATTGGGAGTGGCAGAAAGCCCGCAAGGAATATCTTGAGCGGCACCCATTCTGCAGATTCGGATGCGGCCGCCTCGCTACCCTTGTCGATCACGTCATTCCCCACAAGGGCAGTCCACGCCTCTTCTGGGATCGCACCAACTGGCAACCCCTTTGCACGCCCTGCCATAGCCGGGAGAAGCAACGACGGGAGCGCAATCAATGAGTTTCGATGCCCTTCATACTGATCCTCAACCTGTCATTGTAATCGTCACCATCGAGTCCGCGATGCACCCTTGTGTGGCAGTTCGGGCAGAGTGCGATCACGAAGCGAGGATCATCAAGGCCACCGTCGCTTACGCGCCGAATATGGTGGGGCTCCAGGTATGGCGCGCCATCCTTTCGTGCAAACGGGGCGGGCGTGCCGCACCCTTCGCACATTCCATTAGACCTCACCAGGACGTAGTCGCGCACATCGGCCGATCGCTGGAAAACCGTTCTTGTGGACACAGACTTTGCTTGCGACGGCGCCGCGGCAGCAAAGGCACGCGCGCGCAGAAGATCAATCGAAGAGACTTGTTTGGTTGCGACTATTTCATCGACAGTCTCGATTACACGATCCAACGGCCAGAGTTCAAACACGATAGCTTTCCGAGTGTTACCTTCGACATCGATAGAATCTTCCCAATGGTATCCCTCGCAGACCAGTTCATTCCGAAAGATGATGTGTCGGGAGGGATACTGCTTTTCAAAATAGAGAAGAGACTTTCCTCGTTCTGCATGCTCCGCGATCCGCAGATTGCCGGCTGTGAGAGTCATGTCTCCTTTTTGCCCCTCACCGAAATACTCAACCAAGCCGTCGGCGTGATGACGATCGTTGTAGCCGTATTCTCGTCCACGCTTCCCGCTGATTATGAATATCACGTTGTGTTTCTTCGGCGTGATGATGCCCCCCTGGCGCTGACCATCGAAACGAGCATGAATGTCCGCTCTGCGATTGTATTCTCGCCCAGGTTCAAACCCCCAACTTGCCATTCCATCCCTCACGCACTCGAAACCGTGTCGACACATCACCACACAGGTGCTGGCGTTGCAAGGCATTGGCGGGGGGTGGTCTCAGACTTCCCGACTTCCTGGGAGACCGGCGCGGGGGCAGTCTTACAAGAGACGCCGAATATAACTTTTTCCCAGAAGGCCAAATCCGCATGAGCATCACGACCCTTTCGCTCTTCAAAAAGCACGCCGTCATTGATCACACCGACGATGACGAGCTTTTGCAACACTACCTCGACACGGCCGAAGGCTGGATTCAGGGCTATGTCGGCGTCACGCTCGCGACCCTCACGCCCATGCCGCCGGAACTGAAACAGGGCGCCATGTTGCTCGCCGCCTACTGGTATGAGCAGCGCGAAGCCGTGTCCGCTGGCGTGTCTATGGACGCCGTGCCGCTTGGCGCGCTCGATCTCATCCGGCCTTACCGCGAATGGGCTTTTGCCGATGACGAGTAATGGCCTCAGAGAGACGATTGCCGCTATGAACCGGGCGAAGCAATCGGCCCGCAAGGCTGTCATGCCGGAACTTGAACAGGCCGGCCGCGACCTTGCCGTCACCATGCGCGTGCTCGCGCCGCGTGACACCGGCGCACTCGAAGACAGCATTGAAGTCACCTATCCCGGTCAATCGACGCCGGCCTATTCGCAGCCAGGCGGAAGCCGCACCGCGAAGGAAAGCGAAGTTCTGATCACCGCCGGCAATGACGGCGTGCGCTATCCGCATCTTGTCGAATACGGCACCGCCGACACCGACGCGCAGCCGTTCTTTTGGCCGGCATGGCGTCTCTCCCGGAAGAAGATTCGCGACCGCATCGGGCGCCGGTTCCGCAAGGCCATCAAAGACGCTTGGACTAACCGATGATCGAACCGACCCTTGCCCTACAGAAAGCCATCCGCGCCGCGCTGATCGCAACGCCGGCCGTCGTCGCCAGCGTGCCGGCCGGCCATATCCGTTCCGGTAGCACTCGACCCGACAAGACGCCGGCCGTCATCATGAGCGATGGCGTGACCGAACTTCACGGCCGCGACTACACCGCCCAGCGCGGCGCGTGGGTATTCATGGACCTTCATATTTGGGATTTACAGAACGGCCCCGACGCGGCGAAGTCGATCGCGTTCGCCGTGCAATCCGCGCTCGATTCCATGCCGGTATTCGATAACTGCGAGTGCGATGAATTCCGCATCACACGGATTGTCTATCCGCGCGACCCCAAGCCGGAAGTGGGCCACGGCGTGCTTTCGGTGGAAGCGCTCTTGAGGTGGACGGTATGATGCACGCCGGCAAACTTACAAGCACGATCGCAATCCAGCGTGAGACGGAAACCGTCAATGACTTCGGCACGGTATCGAAGGCATGGGCGAACGTCGCCTCCATCCGCGCCGAAATCGTCCAACAGTCTGCGTCCGAATTCCTCACCGGCTATGGCGAGGCTGAAGACGGCACAATCATCTTTCGTATCCGCTATCGCCCAGGCATCACCACCGCCGACCGCGTGATCTATGCCGGCCGCATCTATGACCTCAAAGAGATCAAGGAAATCGGCCGCCAGCGCGGTCTCGAATTGCGTGGAGCTTCCACTGCATGATCACGCTTGAAAGAGGTCAATTAAGGGCGCATACTTTAGTTGGCGCGCCGGTGTCGGAATTGGTAGACGAGCGGCATTGCCTAAGTGCCAGATCGTGGCATTTAGGAATGTCGTGGGGAAACCCATGCGGGTTCGAGTCCCGCACGGCGCACCGTGAGGCCTCCAATGCGAGGCGTTAAACCTACACTCTCCCCCGATCGTGACCCGCTTACGAAAGCACCGCCGGCCCCTAAGTGGATGAGTGACGAAGCGCGTGCCGAATGGCGTAGGATCATGCCGCGCCTGATCGCCGATCGCATCATCACGCGCGCCGACCTGACTGGCGTCGAAAGCTATTGCGTTGCAGCCGGCCGCGTCCGCGAGATCGAAGCAGCGATGCGTGTCCAACCGTTGGACAAGGTTCTGTTCGGTATGCAGAACCGCGCCATGCAGACCGCTCGCCAGCTTGCGGCCGAATATGGCTTGTCGCCAGTCTCGCGTGCTCGTGTTGGCAGTCTCGCCACCGATGACGACGACGATAACCCCTTGTCGGTGGCGTGATGGCAAGCACCTATCCGGCTTGGATTGAAGACGGCAGCACCATTGACGACCCGCTCGGCTATGGTGAGCGTGCCGTGAAGTTTCTCCGGTTCCTCAAACACCCGAACAGCGACCAGCCGAAGAGTGCGTTCCAGCTTTACGATTGGCAGGAACGCATTGTCAGGCGCATCTATGGACCCCGGCACCCGGACGGCCGGCGCGTCGTCAAGACGGTGTTCCTCATGCTTCCGCGCGGCAACCGCAAAACCAGTCTCGCCGCGGCGCTCGCCTTGCTCCATACGATCGGCCCCGAAAAGGTGCCGGCCGGCCAAGTGATCTTTGCCGCATCCGATCGTGAGCAAGCCGGTATCGGCTTCACCGAAGCCGCTAACATCGTCCGCACGGACGCGCGCCTGATCGCCGCGACCAAGATTTACGACGCCCACAATGGCGTCAAGCGCATCCTCTATCCGCAGCAAGGCGTCTCGCTCCAGGCGGTATCCAGCGACGGCAAAGCCCAGCACGGCAAGACGCCTTCCTTCGTCCTCATCGATGAGATTCACGCTTGGCAGGGCCGCGACCTCTGGGAAGCGATCAAGTCCGGCATGGGCAAGCGTCCCGGCTCGCTCATGGTGATCGCGACCACGGCCGGCCGTGGCAATGAGAACCTTGGCTATGAGCTTTACGATTACGCCCGCCGCGTGGCGACGGGCGAGATCGTCAACCCGGAATTCTTGCCGATCATTTTTGAGGCCGAACCCGGCGACGATTGGCAGGATGAAGCCGTCTGGCACAAGGTCAATCCCGGCCTCAAGCATGGCTTCCCCGATCTTGGCGGCTTACGCACGATGGCGCGCGAAGCCGAACACCGGCCGCAAGAGCGCTTCGCATTCCAGCAATTCCACCTCAACGTCTGGATGGCGGCTTCACGCGATCCGCTCTTCGATATGGCCGTCTATGACTCCAGGCGGTTCGATATCGACTTCACCGACCTCGAAAGCCTGCCCTGCTATCTTGGCGTCGATATGAGCGTGAACGGCGACTTGACCGCCATCGTTGCGGCTTGGCGACATGACGATGGCACGATCACCGTGCATCCGCACTTCTTCGTTCCCGGCGACGAACTACAGGGCCGCGCCGAACGCGACGGCGTGCCCTATGTGCGCTGGCGCGACGAAGGCCTGATCACCACGATCGACGGGCCGGTCATTGAACCGGAAGCGGTAGAAGACGCAATCCGTGAGATCGCCGCCACTTATGACGTTCGCGAGATCGCTTTCGACCCTGCCAAGGCACACCGTGTCATGATGCACCTTATGGACGAAGGTTTGCCGGTGATCGAAATGCGCCAGGGCATCCTCACCATGGGACCGGCGACCGGCGATCTCGAGCGCACGGTGAACGGTCTCAAGATCAGGCACAACGGACACCCGATCTTGCGCCATCACTTCGATAGCGTCGTCGCCAGCCGCAACGACACCGGTTTGACCCGGATGCACAAAGCCAAGCGCACCGACCGCATAGACGGCGCTGTAGCGGCCGCTATGGCCGTCTCGCGCGCCGTCGCCAATGACAATCAACCCTCATTCCTCGAACTGGACGAAGACGCCTTCGATCAGTTCGGCCGTGAAGCCGCGTAAGGAGCGCATCACATGGACGATATTCAAAGCCTCATTGTCTCGCTTGAAGGCCGCTTCTCTCAATATGAGAAGGCTTTCGATCGGCAGGTTAAACGCACGGATTCGAACTTCCGGCAGATCGAAAAGCGCGCCAAGGAATCGGCCGCTAAGATGGACGACATCATGGGCTCGGCACTCAAGGGCATCGGCACCGGCCTTGCTACGGCCGTCGCCGGCATCGGCTTTGAACAGATTGTTGAACGTGTCGCGGCCGTCGCAAAAGGCGTCGCGTCGATCGGCGATGAGGCGAAACGCGCCGGCCTGTCAACGAAGGCCTTTCAGGAACTCAGTCACGTCGCCAATTCGAACCGTATCGCCGTTGACGCGCTCACCGATGGCATGAAGGAATTGAACCTTCGCGCCGACGAGTGGATCATTACGGGCGGCGGTCCCGCTGCCGAAGCCTTCCAACGTCTCGGCTATTCGTCCGACGAATTGAAGCGCAAACTTCAAGACCCCTCCGCGCTGTTGGCGGAGATCATCGATCGCGTCCAGAAGTTGGACCGCTCCGCTCAAATCCGCATCTTTGATGAAATCTTCGGTGGCACCGGTGGCGAGCGCTTCGTGCAACTGATCGACCAGGGCGCGGACTCTATTCGTCGCACCGTTAAGGAAGCGCGCGACCTTGGCATCGTGCTTGACGACGAGGTGATCAAGAAAGCCGATGAGATCGACCGCAAGTTCAACCTGATCGCCACCACGATCGGCACCAAGACGAAGGGCGCGGTTGTCGAATTCGTCTCGGAACTCACGACTTGGGAAAAGAGCTATCAGCAAATCAACAACGCGACATCGCTCCGCTATGGCATCTATCTTATGGAGAAATACAAGCAGATCGAAGACGCCAAGGAAGCACTTGATCAGGCGAATTTCGATCTCGCCCAAGACCCCGATAGCCCGACCGCAGCCGCCAATATCGAACGCCTCAAGTCCAATCTTGAGGACTACAAGAAAGAGGCCATGGAGCTTCGCGACGTTCTGGACCGGATTCAGGGCTATGACGAGAATTTCGTCTACAAGCCGGCCGGCGATGACGCCAGCGCCGCGAAACCGTCGATCGATCAGTTGAACAGCGCGCTGACCAATTCGAGCACCAACGCCAACAGCGCGGCTAAGGGCATTAAATCCTACGCCGACGCCATCCGCGCGCTTCGCAACGAAGTCCCGGCGCTGGCGGCCGATCTTGCCACGCTTGACGCCAAGGCGCGCATTGACGGCACCTACCGCGTCGCCGTGACGAAGGCGCGCACCATGGGCGAAATCTTTCAGGCCGGCGAGCTTCGCAGCGAAGCCCTTGAGGCGTTGAACCTCAAGACGGCCGCCGACGATCCGGTCAAGTTCTTGTCGCCCTACCTCGACAAATCCAAGACCATGCAATCGCTCACCGGTATGGAATCGCAGTTCTCTGAAAACCTCGCCAAGATGTTTGCGGCGGCACCCGCCGACGTGCGAAGCAGCACGTCAATCTACTCCGGCTATCGCTCTATCCAGCGCCAGCAAGAGCTTTGGAATGAAGCCCTCATCAAATACGGTTCGCCGGAAGCCGCCCGCAAATGGGTAGCACCGCCCGGTAGCTCGCAGCACAATCAGGGTTTCGCGGCCGATCTCCGGTTCGGCAATGACTCCTCTCGCCAGTGGTTTCATGAGAACGCCAATCAATTCGGCCTCTCGTTCCCCATGGGCCATGAGCCGTGGCATATTGAAGACGCCAGCGCCCGCCAGAAGCTCAATGACGGTGAGCTACAGCGCCGCGCCGCCGCGATCGAAGATCAGGCCAACGCCTACAACGAGATCATCAACGGCTCGAAAGAGTATGTCCGGTCACAGAACACCGAACAGCAAGCGTTGACGATGACCACGACGCAAGCGGCGGCATATCGCAACGAGCAACAGATGCTCGCCCAGGCGCAGGCGAGAGGTATCACGCTCACCGACACCCAACGCCAGCAGATCAGCCAATATGCCGCCGCAATGGCGCAGGCCGAAGTCGCGACCGATAGCCTGCGCAAGAAACAGCAACAGGCGAGCGAGACCGCCCGGTTCTTTGGTCAGCAGGCCGTCGATGGGCTCACCGGGCTCATCACCGGCACTATGACCGCGCAACAGGCCATGCAACAGCTTGTGAGCGCCATGATCCGCGCGACACTACAGGCCGCCATCCTTGGCGATGGACCGTTCGGGAGTTTGTTCGGCGGCGGCCTGTTGAAGCTGATCGGTTTCGCCGATGGCGGTTTCACTGGCAATGGCGGCAAGTATGAGCCGGCCGGCGTCGTGCATCGTGGCGAGTTTGTCATGAGCGCCAAGGCCACGCGCCGCATCGGCGTGGGCAATCTTGAGGCGATGCATGACGGCGCGCTAAAGGGCTATGCCGGCGGCGGGCTTGTCGGCGCACCGCCCCAGGTCAACGTCGATCGGCTCCACCGTGCCGCCAATGGCAACACGCCGGCCGTCAACATCAATGCTCCGATCACCGTTAATGCCAATGGCGGCACACCCGAACAGAACGCCGACCTTGCCCGCCAGATGCGGCGCGAAAGCGAAGGCATGATGCGCGGCCTGATAAGTTCGGAAATTTTCCGCCAGATGAAACCGGGAAATTTGCTTAATCGATGACTTTGCTCTTCACCCTGAAACCATCTGGATTGCCAAAATTGGTGTAGACATGATCAATGTCCTCTGGCGACAAAATGATCTCCCCAGTCTTAATCCACGGCTTCATACCGTGCTTGTCGAGCAATTCGTAAGCGTAAACAATCGCCTGACCGAGTAGCCACCAAGGCTCTGGATTGGGATGTGGCAGCGCTGGAAGAGTTTCGTTTTCAAGCGTCTCTAGATTCGCCTTCGCGCCTTCCGGTAGCCAGATTAGCACTGCGGAATTATGTAGATTTAGGTTCGGCATCTTTCCTCGCTAGCATCATCATAACATTTTTGTTGCAACATGAATCGCGACATGCGATTCTATTGGTATCAACGCGCTCGCCCACTTACCAGCTTACGATCTAGCCCCCTCGCAAACTAGCCAACTAGCCCCCTCACCAAATTGCTATAACAGACCTAGCGCCTGATAGTCAGTCATGCGTGAGATATCTGGCACCGTTGCAAGGGCGATACCGGGACGCGAGACCGGCGCTATCAGTCAGCCAGAGACGACCGGAAGATCGTTGATACGCTCCCCTGTAAGCCAGGACGCCCTCAATCGGTTATCGCCGCCCACGCTTGTCGTGGGGAATGGATGCCAAAAGACAAGTGCTCTGTGGCACTCTTCGGAGGGACACAACACTTGGCCGCGCTCGAATTGAAGGCAAGTTCGCGCGTGGCGCTCACTCTTCGGAGTGTAACCGCTTTGATCGCAAGATCAGGATAGCGGAGCGAATGCAGGTAAGGGAAGCCACCTGCTGGATTGACGGTCCTAAGCTCTTCACCAACTGTTGCACGGTAACAGATATCCCCTCTGGTAAGGACACCATAGACAGTTCTCTCTGTCTGTTCTTACCAGAGGGATAGTCCTATTCCCGGTGGGGTGAAGGAAGTCCAGAAGGCAAACCACCGGCTCCACAAAACAGGTCAAAGACGACGCCGCGAAGCGGCGGCAAGGCCGAAGGCCGCGCAGGCGAGCGCAGCGAGCAAGGGCGCACGATTACCAAGCTCCGAAGAACTTCCCGCCACCATAGCCGCCGGCAATGAGCAGCAGCGCCACGATAGCCCACGGCCCGGAAGCAGAAGCCTCGAACAACTTCCACACCTTGATATTGATTTGATCTTTGGGATTCTCTGGCATCTGCGCGCACCTCTCAGCAAAAAATAACATGCTTGAAATGCACTCTTGCGCAGCAAAAGAATTAGAGCACCGATTCGGCCGGCGTGTCTAGCGGTTCGGAAATTTCATTCATAGTTGCGCACTTTCTCCCCAGTGCGCATAATTTCGCGGTAAGTAATACTTGACGACTAGTCTCGCGCGTTACCTTCCACTCAGGGCTTTCGTTTTTGAGCTTCTGGGAAAAGAAAATGCCCTCGCGGTCAGGAATACGCGAGGGCAGTAGGAGTCAGGCCGCGCTCGCCAAAGCATCGGCCCTCGTAGCGGTATTATAATACCACTATTTTCATCGAAGGGAATCCCCTTCTAGAACATTCTTCCGGCCTTCGAAATCAGTCACTAGTGACTTATCTAATTGATTTAATTGATTTATATGAAAATCCATGCTTGACGCGATTCCACAAATCGGCAAGATTCTTGGCGTTGATCCACCATAGGAGCGAACGCAATGGATGACGTCTATCTCGACAATGACACCTACAGCCGGCTTATCGACTTTTTGCTGTCCAGCCCACTCGGCACGATCCTCGGCAGCGACGCACGCGACATGCTCATGATGAGGCTCGGCCTGGACGCCGGAATCTGGCCAAGATCGACTTTCTCGGAAAGCTGAAAATTTTACGCTTAAAACTCAATGGCTTACAGCCGAAAGAATTCAGGATAAGTCAGGCGAAAGCCTCAATCTTCCAGCGTATATAGACCATCCCAACAGCGCAGAAGATCAAGACCGGCGGCGGCATAAGCCTCTTCGGTGGCGGCTTTGCGCTGTCTGGAAACTGGAACGTCATCATAAGGAGACAGAATAGATGACACAGACGACCGATAAAAAGACCCAGGCACCGGCAGAAATAACTGCTCTTTACCGTCAGTTTGGCGACCCCAAGGCGCTCGCAGAATCAATGGAGTGGAGCGCCAGCTACCTTGAGAATTGTGCCTCCAAGCATGGACCATCGCCCTACTACTCACGGTCGATTGAGACATGCCGGCGCATTTCGCGCGACCTGCATTCTCTGAAGGAGCGCAACCCTGCTCTCGTGCGGTATCGCAACGTGCTTTACAGCCTTGACGAAGCGCAGATCGACGCCTTCGCAGGGATCATAATCGACTATCAAGCGCGAATTGGTGGCGAGTTCGTTCCGGTCTCGACCAACCAATATCTTGCCGATCTAACGGCGATGGCTTTCGCCCTTGCTGCAATCGACGAGCCGACTTGTATGGGTGGCGTGGGTATGGGCCTTGGACCGCGTTACAAGTGGCGGGTGGCGGCATGATGCACGAACGGGACTTCCTGACAGACGCCGACAACCCTCCGGAGGCACACGTCCCTACGCTCATCGGTGAGCTTGCTCGACTCGGTCTCAGAAAGGCGACCAAGCGCGAGCTTCTCATGATCATTGTAAAGTCCGTAGAGGTCGAACGGCATATTGCGATGGCGCGATGA